CTACAGTTACATTAAATGAACAAGGGCAATCAGTACATTTGCTTTGTATAGATGATGGGACAGGGAATGGTGATTGGTATGTTGTTGGTGGCATAGGTTATGCAATATCTTAAAAATAAAAAAAAACATATGAAACACATTAAACTATTTGAACAATTTGAAGCTTCTTTAAATGAAGCTAATGGCATCAATAAAAAAGGTGTCTTCCAATACTTTGATAAGATTTGGAAATTGCACTTTGATAAACGTGATAATACAGTTAATATAACAGGAATGGCCGAAGATTATGTTGATAATATATTAGTTGGCAACGGTTCACAAGAAGGTGACGATGATGTCGTTTATGATTATGCAGTTGATTGGTTAGAATTAAACAAAAAGAAATTAAATTTAAACGAATCAAATCATAACGATTTAAATACTGAAGTAAATAGATTAATATCAAAATACGGTTTAAAAATAGTATATAAAATAGCAAAAGTCATAGTACCTTTTGGTGAACTTAACAAAAAACCAACTATGAAAATGTCAGACCTTAAAAAAACTATGATTAATGGCTATGGTATGAAAGTTGGTGATTTTTATGAAATAGCTGATTCTGAACCAAATATTCTTAAAGTAATTTATGATAAATTTCAAGCAAGAGCTAATGCAGATGAAGAAGATAGATATAAATAAAACATAAACCTATAAATTATGGCAACTACGCCTTTAATAAAAACACCTCAAGTTGACGGTGGTACATTTTATACATTCTCTTCTTCTGCAAGAGACCTTTCTAAAACTCTAAATAATGAGAATCTTAGATTGGTCTTTTCTAAGTTTGTGCTTGTTAATATACCTGATTTTGATAGACTTGACCCAAATACATTTTCAAGCTTTCAAAATTTCATGCAATTTGATACAATAGATAGTATGATTGCGAGTGGTGGGTTAAAAGGTGACCCTAATGTTAATTTTACGGAATCATTCCAAAACTATGCACTCAATTTAGAAGAGTTAATTATAAGTGATCCAAATTACGACAATACAACAAATCGTAGTGTAGCTGAACGAGTATTTTTTAAATGGTTAAAAGAAACTGGTGCAATAAGATTTAGAAATGCTACAAACTTAGAAAAGAATCAGGGTGTAGCAAGACCGTTGTTTGTTGAAGAAGATGAAAGAATATCTGGACCAACACAATATAGGAGAGTTGTAAAATATGTAGGTGAAATAGACATTGTAAATAATGTAGATAAGGCTGGTGAAGCATACACTGAATTGTATATCAATGTACCAACTGAAGTAGGTGGTACTCCTACAATCCTCTTTGATGCAGTGTCTGATAATAACTATCAACCATCATTAAAAATACAAGGTGAAAATGAATTAATTCTTGGTAGAAATTCAGCAACAATTCACCCACAAGGTTTAAGTATCAATGCATTCTATGATTATGACCAAGCATTAAATGGTACAGGACCTGCAGGTTATACTGACCCGAATGCAAATTGGATGAATGAATCAACACCTCCAACTACAACTGATTCATATTTTACTGAACCTAATACTTTCATTGATGCATCTAATGTTGACATTAAAAAATACCCTGCGGATTATAGTAACCCAATTGGTTTTAATGGTGTTGCATATAAAAGAAATAAACTCGATGGTATAAGTGTTGATTTTACACCTAACGACTATCAACAAATCGCAAGTAATCCAACAATATCAAACATACAAGAATTTAATGGAACTGATATTGCTTCAACTTTTGAATTTAATGCGGTTCTTGTATACTATGATATGATTGATTTGAGTGATAACTCAAAAACCACAACAAATTTATATGGGATTCTTTTAGTTGATAATATTACACCAACAACTGATGGTGGATATATTCAAAGATACCCAAAATTTAAACCTAATAAAGTTACAGGGCAAAATGGTAATTCATATGGGTTTAAAATTAATTTGAGATTTGATGCATCACCAGGGACTGCAGGTGTAAATACTATTGTGAATGATTATAATACATTTTCAATGGGACTGTTTGTTGATGCGGTTGCACAATTACAAGAATCTTCAAAAATATTCCAGAGACAGCAACTTGAAATTGCAAATATAGAATCAAGATTACAAGGTTTAGAAAATTCAAATGATTCAGTAAGTACATTATCATCTTTACAAGCACAAATAAATGTATTAAAATCACAGGTTGAAAATGCATCTTTAGCATTTGCAAGTAGTACTACTTTATTAGATTTAATTGCAAAGAATGCAGATGAAATTCAAGCACTTGCAAATGGAACTGTTACAAAAACACTTCAATATAATACTAATGTTGTAAAATCAGGAAATGGTATATTTGTTGATACTAATACGCCAAATCAAATTAAAATTAATCAAGTTACTCAAGAATATGTATTTATGTCACCTAAGGATTTAAATGGAATTGAACTAAACGTCACAAATCCATTAAATCTTAATGTTGCACAACCTCAAGTATATACTGAATTATTACAGTTCACAAATATGCTAAGAATAAATACAATAAACCAAGCAGGAGGTGATTTGTTAGTTTATATAGATGATACTGCAACTCAATTTAAAACAGGACAAACTATAAGATTAACATTTGCAAATAATCTTAATATAGGTAGTAGAAATATAAGTATTTATAGTGATGCATCAAACCGATTGAGTAATGGTCCTTATGGTAAATTATTAGCAACAATCAATAATGCAGAATTAAGTAATAAACCAATCATTGAATTAATTTGTAAAGAACAAGGTATCTTAGATTTTGTTTATGATATTATAAAATAAAAAATTCATGTCAGCTAAATCCAAATCACAACAGAGATTAATGGCTCAAGCCTACGAAATTAAGAAAGGGGAATTAAAACCAGAAGATCTCAATCCTGCTTATAGAGATGAAATTGTTAAACTTGCTGATTCTATGACAATGCAACAATTAAAAGATTTTGCTGAAACATCCCATAAAGGATTAAAAGAAAATACACATAAAATGAAACATATAAAACTATTTGAACAATTTATAAATGAACAGACTGCTATAGATAAATTAAAACCTAATCAAAAAGTTTATGTTGCAACACAATCCTGGGATGGTGGTATTAAAAAGAATTCATTGTGGGTTTCAACTAAGAAAATTGAAATTGATAAAAGTGATGATGGTACATATGAATTTATTTACCTGTGGTTAGCAAATCCAAATTATGATTCCGGTACAGAAATTAATCCTGAATACTTTGATGAAGTATTCAGAGAAGTTGATTTAGAAAGTACAAAAGATGCAAAATATGTCAAATTTCTTAATAAGTGGAAACTTTTATAAAAATATAAATTAATGGCTTACATATATTTTATAGATAATGATTCAGGTTTAACAAAAATTGGAAGAACTAGAAAACATCCAACAAAAAGATTAAAGGAATTACCATTCCCACATTTAAGAATTAAATTTTTTTTTGAAACTGAATTTGATTCAAAGCTTGAAGTTGCATTACATAATTTATATAAACGAAATGCAGAAGGGAGAGAATGGTTTAATTTAAATGAATATAATATTAGTGAATTAAAACATTCATGCGAAGTATTAAATGAAGGCATTGACGCAGTATTTAACGTAAATAATGAAAAATAATGAAATATAATGAAATATTTAAAAAGTTTTAATGAAGTAATAAATGAAAGTTTTTTATTTGAAGCTATTACATTAGATTCAAAATGGAAACAGTTAACAGCAAATGAATATGAACAACTTGAAGTTAAAGTTGGTGTGGTGAATGTTAAAGAAATACAAAAACCACAAGAATATGAAATGCTATTATCTACTATGTTAAATAAAACATATTGGATGTCTCCTGGGATTCCAAAAAAAACGAAAGCATTAATTGAATCATTAATGAATCACTTTAATATTAAATTTAATGCTGTTGGTGGTGCAGATTTAATTTTTATTAATGCAAATTCAATTTTTACAAGATTCATTGAAGCACAACCAAATACATGGAAGATATTTACTACATGGCGAGGTAAATATGTAACATCAAAAAAGCTAAAACAAACAACAACACAAGACCCTTCATCAAGCCCGACATTATACATAACCGATGATGATGGACCAACACGAGATAAAGTATATAATGATGATAATTATTTAAGCTTGATGAAGGGAACTAAATTTGAAGATTTTTTAAAAAATAAATCATTTAACACAAACCCTGCAGAACAAAACAAATTATTAAAAGATACAAATATTAATAAGTACTTTGCAAAAACAGTCGATTCAAGTTTAACTCCATTAGACATAATAAATTCAAAAAATGGAGCAATTTGGTTAAATGCTAAACATCTTGAAAAATTTACAAATGCGTTAGATAGAATACTATATAAGTCGAATGAAACATATGAAATTTCAGACGAAGCGTTTATTGAAATGGTTGCATCAGATAATACTGATAATTTAGAATTATTATTACAACAAGCAACATTATTGAGTATCAATAAAGATACTTTGATAAAAGGTTTAATAAAATTTTATAGAAGCAAAAAAAATAATAATGCAAAAGTTGAAAAATTATATAAAATCATTGACCCTGATTTTTATAATTTTGAGTTCCCACGAGCATACTCAGTCGAATCAACTCATACCGGATTGTTAAAATCAATTAAAGGTGCAAAACTGCAAATTTCAATAGATACAATTATAAATTATATGACAGCTGATTATAAAGATTGGTTAAACACTAAACGATAGTGAAATAAATAATTTAAATAAAAAATAAATGGCTGAAAATAATTCAATATCTACGTTATTACCTCAACTTTTACGACTTTATAATAACTCATTAGAAAGTTTTGAAAAAGTTAATCAAGCAATAACATCAAACAGAGAATCTGTTACTATCAATATACAAAACGACGATGGTACGATAACTCGTGTAACTGTTCCAAGCTTTGGGTTTCTTAAAAATTCTGTAGATAGATTAGATAAAAATATACAAACTATCACTAACTTAAATGGGGGTGATAGTTCAATTAGATTAGCAGATGGTACATTTCGTAAATTAGTTTTAGCAAAATTACCAACTGAGGCAAGTGACATTGAAACATTAAATTCAGTTAGTCAATTTAACATAAAACCTAATTGGTTTTTTGAAGAATTAATTAATCCTTTATTATATGTTTCATTTGATTTAACTGGACAGGCACCAATTAATACAGAACGTGCAATTGTTAGGAGATATATTTTAGATACAGTTTCACAAAGTCAAAGGAATTTCTTTAGTTCAAACTACAATGGTAGAGGTGATATAAATTTTGATGATTTCTTACAAGATATTGTTGAGAGAAATATTGGTTATGTTTTAGATGAAGCAGTTGTTGATTTACCACCAAGAGAAAAACGTTTTAGTGGAAAATTTAGTGTAATAAGAATTTCACAAATTGAATTTAAAGAAGAAGTAAATGGTGTTGAAATCATTTCACAAAGAAAGGTTTATAAATTAAATAAACTCGACTATACTGATATACAATCAGATTTTCCTGATACAATTAGTTTAAAGGTTGGTGATAGTTTAGAAGTAATTTCATCACCTATTGATACTAGATATATTGTAAAGCAAGTTGATACGAGCACAAATTCAGTTATTTTGGAATTAGTTGAAGGTAGCAAAGCAATTGCAATTGGAGCAGATGTATTAAAAATAGGTTCAAATTTAAATAATAGTGTAAGAGTTGATGTTACTGTTGGTTTTGATGAAAGATGTGTAACATTTTTAAAAGCAATTGACCCCGAATCAAAAATTCCTGCAGTTAATTGGTCTCCTGGTAGTGCATTCTATACAAGTGATTTAAATACAATTGACGAAAGTGGAAATTCACAAAGTTTAGCAGAATATTATCAAAACACAGCAGTTGACTTTGGTAAATTTCTCTTATCATTCGCTGCAGATAAAATGCCGACTAGTAGAGAAGGTATTACACCTAATGCCCCAGTTTTAGACACTGACGATTTTTCAGTTGTTCTTGTAAATGCACAAGTAAGTGAATCAAAGGCAGTTGTCCAATTGCAGGATTTAAATAATCAAAAGGTTACACTACAAGCAACTATAAAGGGTTTGGATTCTGCAATTGCAAAGAAACGAACAAAAATTCAAACGACTAATTATACAACTGAAATTGAACGTGATGCGGATAAGAATGCATTACAAGGATTAATAACTGATAGGTCAACGCAATCAGAATTATACGCGTCAATTGTTAAGGAGATTGATGCAACAAGTAAAGATAGTTCAATAACAAGTGTATTCCCAAAATATAGAGCAAGAGGTTTTTGGGCAATGCCTTCTGAAAAAACATCACCATCAACTGGACCTCAAAGTATTATTAAATTTATAACAAGATATCGTTATTTATCTGAAGATGGTTCAGCAAATCCTGTTGACCAATTTAATTTTAAAGATGGTAGTGGTAAAAGTCAAGGTGCATTTTCAAATTACGAACAAGTTGAAAGTGTAATAAGACCTAGAGTAAAAAATAATATTACTGGATTATATGAATGGGCTGCAATTGATAATGCTGATGCTGATAGTATAAATATTAATCAATTAGATATATCAATAAGAAAGGGGGAACAAATTGAAGTTCAAGTCAAATCTGTATCTGAGGCTGGTTATCCATCAAACCCATTGGAGAGTGATTGGTCAACACCTATAAGAATATCATTCCCAGCAGATTTGAGTTCTGATAACGCAGTTGATTCTATTGTTAATCAAAATACAGAAGATTTATCACAAGTAAGACTTGAGGAAGATTTATCAGCAAAAGGTATAAATGAACATTTGGGTGATTCTTTTACTGCAAATGAAAAATATTTTTCTCACGCTTCACCTTCAATTGCTTCAGGGTTTTTATCAGAAAATCAAACCCCAATAGACTTATTTACTAAGCTTTCACAAATGCAATCAACACTAGATTCATTTGCTGAAATACTTAATAGAGCAGCGGGTGAACTTGCTGTTACTATGATTGATGAATTAGGTAACCCAATAAAATTAAATAGAAATTCAGTAACAAAAATATTTGCTGGTTTTTATTCACAAGAAGTGAAAGATTTGGATGACCCTCGTGGTGCTATCATATCAAAAACATTCTTTTTAAATTTAGCAAACAGTAAACAAACAACATTACAATTAATTGCTAAACTTGCAGGTAGTCGTGGTAGAATGGTAAAACAATCTGAAAGCCCATCTGCTCCTATTAGTGAAATACAAACAGGTGAAGTGATTTATCCTGCAACATATGCATGGTTGAATAATAGTGGAAATAATCAAAGTGATGGTAGAAGTACTTATGCTTCATCCGATAGTGATTATAATGTAATACGAAAATATGACTTAACACCTATTTCATTAACTAACCCTGATGTGAGTGTTGGTAACGAATATGGTCAAACTAAATCAATTCCACCATTCCAATCTACACAAAATAAAAATCAATTTATTTATAGTAGATTTAAAGATGTTTCATCTGAAGAAGTGTTTTATAATTATATTAATCCTGATAATAATTATACAATAAATCTTGATACTGCTGAAAATTTTTATGGTAGAACAACTGAAATTACGGGTACAGGTGGATTTATTTGGGGTGGTGGTTTTGATGCATCAGGTAACCCAAATACAGCTTCTTCATTTGAAGCAAATGATGATAATACTATTGATGTTCATATTGCTCACCCATGGTTACAATCATTTGCTGCATATAAAGCTGCATATGCCTCAATATCAAAAGATGTATTAACATATCAAACTGCAAGTGGTGCGATTAATACGACTAATGGAGGTTTTGGTACATCTGGATTATTATTCAGACAATCTAAATTTACGCCACTTACAATAGACCAAAACAAAGGTAAACAGCAGTCAATTTATTTAAATGAAAATTATAGTGAATTGAAAAATTTAGTTGCTTCAAATGTTATAAATTTTGATACAGGACAAAATTGGGAAGCTTCACCATCTATAACTGCTGTAAATTTATTTAATATTAATACATTAAATTATCAAAGAAATGTTAAAAATTCATTTGATGTATTTGACCAATATTTATTAGGTAAAAAATCGTGTGGTTCATATTTGTTTTTATCATCTGATAATCATTTAAATTTGCAAGTTGAAGGTGATTCTATACAATCAACAAAAACAATAAATTTTGGTAATGCAAATTCAATAAACATACCTATAGTTTTCCAATATAGAATGACTGATTACTATGGGGCTGGTGATGGTTCATCTGGAGGTCAAGGTAACATTGGTGGTGATAGTACAGGTGCAACAGTAAACTTAACATATGCAAAAGCAATTGGTTTTGACATATACCCTGACATAAATACATTATATCAATATGACATTGAAATTTTTGCAAAATATAGGTCAGATAATTTAAACCTTGATGTATTTCCATCAGCAACTGTTGCAAATGGTTTGAGTGATTTAGAAAAGGTTATTAGTAGTTTAAGCCCAAACATTAAATCTTAATTATATTTTGTTAAGAAGTTTCTCAACCATGAATAAATAAATAAATAAAATTTATATGGTTGAGAAACTTCTTGACAAAACTTCATATAGTTTAGTTAGAACAAATCCTAAGCTTACTTGTAATGTAAAAATTATAAGTAACGGTAAAGATATATATCTTGAATCTTTCAGTGCAAATAATAGATTAGCATCATCAACATTTAAAGCATTCAAAGTTGATGAAAATTCTACGTATGATAAAGATATATACAATTTCTTCAAACAAGGTACATTCCCAATTGATTTGGCATATGATGTGTTTAAAGAATTCTCTGATACATCAGTTTTAAATTCATTTGCCAATCAGTATGAAATGTTTTATAATGCAGGTACTAGAGCAATTGCATCAGAATCTTATGTTGAAGATTTAGGTATATTATCGCCATTATGGTTAGATGAACAAATTCCAAATTATTTTGTAGTGTTTAGATTAAATGACCCGGTAGCAATTAACAATGTTAATGCAACATCAGAGAATGCAAACGAAGACTTAACACAAACACCAATCAATTTTACAAAAAATGTTTTAGAAAATTGCACAGCAATAAAAACATTTGATTTAAGAGAATCTGCACCACTTGGTAAGTATATAAGAAATTATAGGAATCAAGAATCATTTCCAATATCACCGTTAACTACAACTTGGCGAAGAGATGAACCATTCTTATGGAATGGAATCTCATATAAGAATGGTGGGTTTGGTTCAGGTAGCGAATTTATATTTGATGATTTAGTAACCAAAGATGCTACAATTATACAAAATGAATATTTCTTGACTCAAGGATTTCAACGAAATGGAATCATATTAGCAAATTTATTAAATTTAGAATTTTTATTTACTGATGATAGTGCTGAAACATATACAACAAATAGATATTTTGGTTTATATGTAAACGAGGTTGAAGAAGGGTTATTTGATATTTCTGGTGATGGTTTTTATAGAGGAACTGAAAAAACACAGTTACCAAAAATTAAAAGTGTTAATGAAGTTTCAGAAGAACTTAATACATCATTTGAATTGACAAACCCAAATGGGATTTTAGTTTATATTGACCCAAAAAGATCATCAACAATAACAGGATTCCCAACACCACAAAGAGTAAATGAAGTTGAAAGTATTTTTTATGTAAAAGACAAACTTGACAACTTTCATACAATTAAAAAAGGGGGAACATGGGAAAATAATCAACTTAGATTATTTGATAAAAAAATTGATATATCTTTACTAACAGGATTTAAACAGCCTGATACATTTGCAACTGCATTTGTCTTAAACAAAAAAGGTAATGCAATATCTTCATTTAAAGTATTGGGTGAGATTGAAGATGGCGCAAAAATTACGTTTTATGATGGTGATAATTACGTTGGTGAAATTGCAGCAAATATAGAAACAACAAATGGTCCAGGTAGTAGTTTTGCACAATTCTTCAATCCTACAGGTACACCACAAGAAATAGTTAAAGCAATGTCAAATGCACTTAATCTTGGAATAAAGGAATCTATACGTTTTTTTAATGCAACATATGATAATGATACTTTATATGTAAGAAGTAGATTTTCAGGTAATAGATTTAATAGATTGAAATTTATTGTTAATTGGTTAGAATTTCCAAACTTTAATATAAAAACATTACCGATAACTTCAATAAATGAACCGGGTGCATATTTCATTGGTGGTAATGATGTTGAAAATAGTAGATTAAAAGTAAATAATGGTGACCAAGATAGATTTAAGAAAGGTAACTATATCCAAACTAAAGGTGGGTTTACTGAAATTTTAGATAGCGTACCATATTTAGAAGAACCGATATATGATACAAGAAATAATATAATAGGTTATACTGACATTAATAAATATACAATCATTACATTAAATGACAATCAAGTAAATGTAACTAGAAATAATCAAGTTGCATTATATTCAGATTATAAACCTTCATTTGGTAGGTTTTCAATATTCCCTGTTCGTGATTTTGATTTTGATTTTTATAGTATAGTAAATAGCAATTTAGGTGAACTTGAATTTGAGGAAGAATATTATAACACGTTTGAAGATGGTACAGAACCATTAAAATATTTAGGTGTAAGCACAAATCCAAATATACGAGAATTTTATGACAATGGTGGATTTGTAAAATTAATTGGACTAATTCGAGAAACTGAAGTTGACAATTCTTCTAATAAATCAATAATATCAGAATATCAACGTCTAGAAGAAAATTTCATAAAAGAACAATCAATTGCATCCAAAGTTGTTCCATATATCAATAAATGGGCATATGTTGAAGATGGTAAAAATGTTAGAAATTTACCATATAGATTAAACTTAAGTGAAGCATTTGGTAGAAATAATTTTGCACCATCAAAATGGACAATTGGTCAACAATCAGAAGGACTAAGTCATGAATGGTATTACTTATGTGAATTTCCAATATATTTTTCAAAAGATGCAATTGAAAATTCTTGGAGTTATGTTGATACAGCACCTAGAGATAATATTGAATTTAACCAATTTACTGGTACACCATTTTCAGCTGGTACATTCCAAGACATAAATACAAATAATTTTGATAAGTATTTTATTATTGATAAGTTTGAGACAAATGGGATAACAATAATTGATAAGCAATTGAGGTATGGTAGATTTAGGGGTGGTGATTCTGATAATTATGCAAGTACGTTTTTAAGAGGGGTGCGCATAATTGCAAAACCTAAAGCTTTAGGTTCACAAAAATCAAATTATAATGCAAAGAAAATTGCATATGTAAAAAATGGTAGTTTAAATGATTATCGTTTTTCTGTAATGTTAATTCCAAATAATGAAGAAAAACCAGAAACACAAATAAAATTTGTAAAAAACGATAAATGGAAAACTATCGTGATGCTTATTTTTATAACAATTAATAATGAATGTATAACAAATAAAAAACAATCAATTGATAGAACTTCATTATATGCAATTAAAAGTAACTTTACAACTGATGATACTTGTGCACCAATTAAAAATACTGCAGGTGAATTTGAATTTAATAATGGTATAATGCAAGGTGCTATTTCATTTGCTCAGTCACAACCATCAACTGAGCCTAATGAAGTTGGTTTATTTAGAATAAAAGGTACAACTGATATAAATGGAATCCCAACACTTTTTACAAAAAATATTCAAGTTCGTGTTGATGGTAATTATACACCAATTATTTTTAATGTAAATGGTAAGGAATATAGAATTGAAGGCATTGTGAGAGTTTTAAGTGATGATGAATTATTAGCAAAAACAATCACTGAAGATGGGATTCCATTAATTATGCCTTCACCGTTCCCATCAATCATTGAACTAAGAAATGCAGAGTACTTTACCGAAGGTGGTGGATTTAATGAATTTGCATTGAGAATATCAAAAATTGGATTTGCATCTATATTTAATGATGTAAATCAAGGTGCACCAAATATCAAATACGAAACAATTGATATAAATGGTGAAAGAATTATTGATGCAAATTCATCAATTGCACAAACATTTTCAATTGAATTACGAGCACAAGATGATGTATTAAAATCAGTTTATTTAGGTGTATTGCCTGACCCAAATAAACCAACAGCTTTTAATTTAACTGATGTGATTGGTTATGAATTATCACTACAAAAGAGACCTAGGTTAACACCTATTGGTAGACATAGTGGTTTTTATGAACCATTGTCATTACCACTATTTAAATTTAGGGACCCTTATTTAGAAATTGATTTTTCTAGAAACGTAACTGGAAGTACAGGTTCTAGTAATATAGTCGATGAATCATATAAACAAAAAGTATTAGAACTTACGCGTTATGCAAATACACAATTTTTTAGCAAAGGATTAGATTTTGGTATAATTAAAAATTTCTTTTATCATAAAGTAAATCAAGAAGACCCTTCAAGTATTTTGGAGTTATCAACAGATAGTGCATTTTCAAGTTTATACCCTTTAATTAATGAAGTTGGTATTTCATTTAAAGATTATTATATATTTTCATCAAATTGGGAGGTAGGTTATTTTACGAAAAGTATTGATAAAACAGCAATTGCACCAGTTATTGGGACAAGATCCATGCTTGAAAAGAAATCATTCTTTGGTTCAAAATATTTGAAGGTACCACAAGAAATAAAATTAGAAACATTTGAATATTCAGACTTTATTAAAGGTGCAATACAACAACCTGATTTAGTACCCGGTACATTCATGGTAGTTGATAATTCCAATACAATTGATTTTTATATGTTCATTGAAAAACGATTAACTGAATTTTTGTTCCAACCAATCAAAAATGAATTTATTAAATTTGTTAATCCTTTATATGGTTTTGGTGACGAACAAACTTTAAATGATGATGTTAATACATATATAAAAAATAATATTCTTAAATTATACAAAATTGCAAATGTTGAATTCTTTGTTAGATCTTTGCGTTTGGATATCCCAAATGATTATGAAACAGCAAAGTTAGATGACTTGAGTAAAATTAACGAGGGGTTATTAACGTCACAAGCATTTTCATCAAATATCACAAACACAAACCAATTTGATTTAAAACTAATATATAATAAAAGAGCAGGTTTTTCTGAATCGTTTGGGTTTAGTGTAACTTTAATCAAAAAATAAAACATAGATGCCTATAGTTATTAAGGAGCTGTTAGCAGCAGATACAATATCACAAGCAGCAGATAAAATCAATTTCAATTTTGACCAATTATTATTGAATGGTGGAGGTCCATTAGGCCCAATAGGTCCAATAGGTCCAATAGGTCCAATAGGTGGACGCGGTCAACGTGGTACGGTTTGGTTTGAAGATCCTAACATATTTCCTGGCACAAACCCAAATACTTTAATTATACCAAGTCTTGCTGAAGGTGACTCATATTTACAATCAAATGGTACAGTTTGGACATATAATGGTACGATTTGGGTTGCAACAGTAATAAATTTAACTGGACCTTCAGGTTCAGTTGGAGCAGCTGCAGGATTAGGTTATTTTGGGAATAATCCAGCAGCATCAATAACAGGTGAAAATGTTTTATATCCAACTGTTATGCCAGATGGTATATCAAGTGGTGCAACAATAGTAAATGAAGGTATTCCTGTCTTTATGGTTGGTGGGGTCGTAAGTATAACAACAAATGTCCCAACGATACCTTTCACTGATGCATATAAAATTAGTGATGCTTTAGCAATATCATTAACGAGTCAAGAATTAGCATTTTTTGTTCACCAAAAAAACTCTGCATCAAGAGGTATAATTCTTCATGGTGGAAATGATGGTACAGGTGAAAATTATGAGCAGGCTGATTTAAACAATCTTTCACAAATTAAAGTTGGTTTGGATGATAGGTTGATTTTAGAAGTACCAAAGACCCCAACTAATACATTAAATTTAGATGATTTAATTGGGTTTAGAGTTGACACTATTAAAAAATCACAAACATTCAGAGCAGGTAAAGCAATAGTAATACAAACTGGTACAGATGCTACATCTTATAGTTTAGTTGGTGAAAATGACATGACAATAAATGTTAATGGTACATCAGCAAAATTTAGAGTTGCTATAGGAAGTGCAACAAGTTTTGGTGTAATGGAGTTGGGTGGTAATATTACGCTACCAAGTACTTTAACATTAACTGGTAGGTATTTAGTCAATACAGGTGAAATATATTTAGGTAGTAATGTTGGTACACAAATTATATCAAACCAAAACATACAATTAACATCAAATGTTGGTAGTATAAATAATGTTGCAACTATTGGCAGTTTAAATAATACTGCAGGTGTGAATATTATTAATACTGCGACAAATAACATAACAAATTCAGCTAAGGCGATTGGTTTTGGTGCAAATGTTATTTTGCCATCTCTTAACCCAGGTGATTTAAAAGGGAATGGTGTAATTATTGATTGGATTGCTGATAATACATCAAGAATGTATGGACAGAATTCAGTTACATTACAAACTGGCACAAATGGGTTAATTAATGTATTAGCGCCTGGCACAGGGAACATTACAATTAATGGTGGGAGTGGTATAATTGATATTGATAGTAGAAGGTTTGATGTTAATATGACTGAAGATATATTAATGAATGCACAAACAAGTATTTCATTAACCGCACAAACTAATGCAACAGTCACTTCAACAACAGGAAATATAACTATAAATGCAATAAATAATACAACAAATGGTAGAGTATACATTGGTGGACAAGCACAACAACCAGTAAATTATGCATCAACATTATTATTCCCCCTACAATTTGAAGGTCATTTGACCGCTAGTGGGAAACATACGACACCAATAAGATTAACACCAAAAACATTAGCAGTTTTAAGTGGTACTGCAGTGTACCCAACTGGTTATATAACAAATGTACAGAGTACGTGTACTTTCAATTGGCAAAAAATTGGGTCAATTGTTAATGTACATGGATTTATAAATTTACTAGGTACATCAACTGGTCCAACTGCAACAGGTATTTTTGAAGTGCCCGTTCTTGGTACTATTGGTTCAAATATTGAAGATTTACATGGTACAGCAACTATATTTAGTAGTGAAGGGACATCAATAATACCAGGATTTATTGAATTAAACACTACAACTCCAGCATCTGAAGGTAAATATATTATAACCGTATTTTTAGGTGCAGCATATGGGAATAGTACTAAAGCAGATGGTTATGACATCAAATTTGCACTAACAAATAATACAGTTGAAAGCAAAGTCATTAGAAGAGCAACAATAAAAGTTTCATTTAGTTACAGAATAAATTAATAATATGCAATTAACACAGGAAGAAATTCAAAACTTACAAAATTTCATTAATAAATATAATGAAATTAACAACATGACAGATTTAATGCAAAAAAGTATTGAAAGTCTAGTTATAAAAAGAGATTATCTCTTTGATGAATTACTTGAAATGAAAAAATCAGAAGAAATTTTTATGAGTAAATTAATTGAAAAATATGGAGCAAGTGAAATCACCCCTAATAAATTATTAAATTATTTAAAATGATAACATTCAAACAAATACAAAACATAGTAACAAACCCAAAGATAATAAAACTAGGAATGTTATTTATAATTGTTTTTTTAATATTTCTATTAGTTCACCAATGCGAGCGAAATTCAGATATTAAAAATAATGCAAAAAATGAAATAACTAGATTAAAAAATAATTTAGAAGCGAGTGATGATACTATAAAAAATTATAAGGATAAGTGGGGAAATTCTATTGGTGAAATTCAAGGGTTAACTTTAACGTTAGACGAATTAAAAAGTAAAGATAATACTATAATAATTGAAAAAAATAAAAAACCTGTTACTATAATTGAATATAGAACTAATATTATAGAAAAATTTACAAAGGTACCAATTTATATCAGAGATACAGTAATCATTCAAGATAGTTCTAAATTTGATTCTTCTGTAATGTTTGAAATTAATGATACTTTTGGTTTAAGTAATAGAAATATTTCTGTTGCGATTCCATATACAATTGATTCAACAATATTTTTTGGTAATGCTAATGTAAATTTAGAACAAAATATTTGGTTAAAGGCAGCAATTTATAAAGACCAAAAAACCAATAAAGTGTATGTTAAACTTGAATCAGATTATCCAGGTGTAACATTTAATAATGCAGAAGGTATTTTAATTGATAATTCATCAAAGGAATATAAAAAGTTTCAAATGAAAAATAGAAAGAGTTTTGGTATCGGTATAAATTTAGGTATAGGTTATGACCCATTGCATAATAATGTTGCACCTTATATTGGTATAGGAATTTCATATACACCAAAGTTTTTACAATGGTAATTTATTTTAAAATTACAACAGTTAAAGATTGTAAGAAACGAATAGAATCATAGAATCATAGAATCATAAACTAATATATAAATTAAAAAATAAATAAACATGCTAAAAAAATTTAATGAATTTTTAAACGAATCTATGAATAATGAGGTCATGGCTAACGTAGATGATGTATTAAAGGTAGTTGATACTAATACTAAAATCATAGATAATAAAGTTAAACTATTTAAAAAATTATTAACTGACTTGGAATTTCAAAGAATGCCAATTAGAACTATATATGGTACTAATGGTGGTTATGGTGGAGATAATAATTTTACAGAAGGTTTTCATCTTACATTTAAACTTACATTTCATCATGATACAAATCTAAGAATTATAATTGATAACGTAAATAAATTAATTAAAAAATTAAAATTAGATGATATGATTATAGTTGATTGGACAAGGCAAAACGATGGGTTTGTATTTAATATTCACCCTTCATTAAAACCATTTTTAATGCACCCTGATTATTCTTAAAAAATATTAGCTTAAAATAAAATAGTTAAATGCAATCATCAAGATTTATACAATTATCTTCACAAATTTTAGTGGAGTATATTTATACAGACCAAGCAAATCCAACGGAATTCAATACAGGAACATTTCCAATTGAAATTATGAGAGATGCTTATACTGGAGGTTCATATTTTTTTAATAGTGACACAGTTGCAACTACAATGGGTAATGAAAGAGATATTTCAGTTGCAGCAATAAATGCAAACAAAACAAAATATGCAAATCTTAATGTTGATGTTGGTGTACCATATAATGACTATGATTCTAATTTAACTGATACTGTAAATTTACCACAAGTATTTTCACCTAATTTAGATATAGCATATGATACTATCAAGGTTCATTTTATATCAGGTTTTTCATTTGAAAATTTTGATGGTATCATATTTAATGTTACTGTACCTAGAAGAGATAGTGTTGCTATTAATCTTTCATCTATAAATTTTACAAAAACTGATTCACCAGTTTTTAATCCTGACCCTTTTTTATTAGGTGATAAATTATATGCAACATATATTGAGTGGAGAGTACCTGCACTATTCTTTTTAAATAATACATTTTTTAAAAATGATCCAAATGGTTTAGCATATAGATTAACTGAGGGACAAGGTTTTTTATCAAATCCTCCTATTACTATTACTGCTTTAGGTATATACAAAACTACAATTGATAATTCTTATAGTTTATATGACGTGCAGGAAATAAATTCTGCTAGTTTATTAAATCGAGACATTTTTGATTTATTATATGCTAAAGTCTATGAATCAAGTGCAGGTGATTATTTTGAATTAAGTGGTGAAGTTGAAGGTTCTACATTTGCAAATTTTATAGCACAATTAAATTCTTCAGGTGGAGATTATGTTGTATTTCATGACATCACAATCACGGAACAAATAGGTTTAGATTTTATTAGAACAAGTACACAAGTGTTTACACAAACAACAAATTTTGATGAACCTGTTTTTCTAAGACCTATAATTTTAAATAGTTCTATTGCTGTTTCATTTGCGATTAATTATGTATTGAGATTATATAATCGTGTTGATAATACACAAATTATAAAAAATGCAAGATTAGTTTCATTTGACACTAAAAAATATGGTAGAAGATTATTAAAAATTAATTTAGGTGTTATACCAACTGTCGCAAATGTATATAATAAAATATCCAATGATAATGGACAACAATTAATAGTCGGGAATAATAACTCAGGTATAACTATAGCAGGCGAGACTTCTGATAATACTGAAGAAAAATTAGTTGTTAAAACACAATATGTTACATCATTTAGAGATAGAATAAATATTAAAGCAGCCATTGCTCCTGCGAAAATACAAAACATCAATAACAATGATTAATACAAATCAGCCAGTATCAAAAACTGAAGCACAAATATATAAGAAATTTAAAAATTTATCAATAAATGAAGAACCTTTACCACAAGGTGATGGTTCTATACGAATTTCTCCATTTGATGATTATTTTATTTTTACATTCTTTGATGAATCTAATGGCGAAAATGTACCAATTGATTTATCAAATGTAGGAACATTAATGATGTCATTTATTGGTAAGAATGATGAAATAAGAATTCCATACTACACTAATGTTTCTGATGTTGATTTATCTCAAGGTCAAGTTCTTTTTAGAATAAGTAAAGATGATAGTAAAAAGATTTTAAATTTAGATAATAATAATTTTTATATATCAACAAAAATGGTTTCTAATGATGGCAGTGAATCAGATGAATCTGTAATTTATACTGGAACATTTCAATCAATAACTGATGATGCTAGAGTCTCATTAACATCACAGATTGACGATTTAAGGATTCAATATACAAAGGATGTTGCGATACTAACAAATGAAAATACTACACTTAAAAAGCAAGTAAATGATTTAACAACACAATTAAATCAAGCGAATTTAATAATTCAAAATTTGAGAAATAGTAATGAATCACTAACAAATGATTTATTTGAATTATCAAAGGACTTAACATCTCAAAAAATTGAAAAAACTTTAAATGATGCAAAACAAGCACAGGCAGTTGCAGATAAAAACCAAAACGAAGTTACACAAAAAAATGCAATTAATTCTAGAATAACAGATAAAACAAATAAAATTACAAATAAAATTGGAGCAAGTAAATTACAAAAATTTAGATAATGATATTAAGTGGTAGAAATGACCAATTTAGATTTGAATTTCCAAGAAATTTTATACCAAAGTCAATTGTAAATAAATATAAACCTTACATTAATAAAATGCCAGGTGTTATGATTGAAGAACCAATTGATTTTTTTAATTATGGTATTCAATCAATGAATTTACCTGGTCCAGGTTTTGACCCAGTGTCACAAAATGATAATCCAGGTAATACCAGAAAATTCAGATCTTCTTTACCTAAACAAGAATTGTTTGATAAAACAATGACCTTAACATTTCAAGCATTTAATGGTTGGATAAATTATTGGATGGCAATTGAAATTTTTGATTTTTATTATGATTTCCAAACAAAACAACAATACTTACCAGAGGGTGTTGGTATACAAATGTTAGATGGAGAAGGTTTTGCTTTTATAACAGTACAAATGAAAGATATGTTAATGACAAAGGTAAATGACATTGATTTAAATTTTTCTTCAAACACAGTTGAATTTAAAACATTCACAATTGACTTTACTTATAATGCTTTAAATATTGCAATTAACATAGATTAGGTAAGAATATATAATTTAACAAAAAAAAATAATAATATGAAATTTTTACTATTAACTTTGACATTTTTTATGATGTCGTTTACAACTTTATATTCTCCAAATAAATTTATCCAAACTGTTTTAGTTTATGATAATGGTGAAAATGATGTTGAAATTATTGGAAGTATTTACACATCTTTGATGACAGTTGAAAAGATTTCTAACATTTTGAATATTGAACTAATATCTTTAGATGAAGTTGAAGATGATATTTTCATGTTTGCAATTAAATCACAAGAAACAAAAATGTTAGTAATGAAATTGATTGATGAAGAAGGTTATGAAATTTCTGCGCATCGAAATATTAATGTGAATACTGGAAATAACTATAACGCTTTGGATGTTTCAACTTTGAAGGATGGGTCTTATAAATTTATTTTAGAAGATGAAACAGGTAGAAGTATTGAGAAAAAAGTTCAATTGACATCAAAATAAAATATACATGAAAATAGGAATTGATTTTTCCTTAAATAGTCCTGCTGTAACAATTAAAAACGATAATGGAACATATGAGTTCATATCGTTTTTTAATTTTGATAATAGGGATTGGAATATGAGAATATTACAAGATAAAATTCCCATGTCATTTGGTTTACATAAAGAATTAATGTTAAGTAAAACTATACATATATTCCCATACAACAGAAATGTTAAAAGTAAACTATTTCAAGAAAGGGAAAGGGAGAAGATGACCGATGCGAACATGATATCTGATTTGATAATTGATGCTTTAAAGAAACATATTAAATCAAATGATATTAATATTGGATTAGAAGGTTTTTCTTATGGTTCTTCTGGTAATTCGTTCATAGATATAATTCAATATAATACTTATTTGAGATATAAGTTATTAACTGAATTTGGTATTGATAATGTATCATTTTATCAACCGTCTCATGTTAAGAAGCTTGCAGGTAAGGGTAATGCAAATAAATTTTTTATGGTTAAAGCATTTCAAGATAATGTCTTAAATGATAAAGATTTAAAGCAAACTAAATTATGGAATTATGTTAAAGATAAAGACTATTCAAAAAAAATACCTAAACCATTAGATGATATTATTGATTCCTATTTTATTTTAAATTGCAATATAGATTAAAGTCAACCTAAAACAATAAATAATATTAAGTATACTTATTCAATTAAAGTTTACTTTAAGTCTAAATCTAAATTCTAATCTTTTTCTTTCTTGACTCTGATAAATTTTATATATAGAGTTTTACATTTTGTTTCACATTCTTATGATAAAAGCCCTAGGAAATCGCATATTTTTAAAAAAAGATTTAAAAACACAAGATTCTTGTGAAATTATAGATAATTTACAAGCACAAAAAAATGGTTTTTTATATGCTCCACCATACTCAGGTACGATTATAAGTGTTGGGTCTAGAGTTGAGGATATTGACTATATAGTGGGTGCTAGGGTGTTGTTTCATGACTTAGCAGGCGTTGAAATTGATTTAGATGATAGTAGTATAGTATCAATAAGAGAACAAGATGTTACTGCAATAATATTTGATGAAACTATAAAAATAAATTAAAATAGTATGAAACAAAACATTAAAACTTGATATATAATACAATAAATAGTTAAACAAACAAATTTAAAAGGCACAATAATATTTCAAACGGCATTCAAACATAAAATTTTTGATAAACTCGAGTAACTCAAATATCTAATGTTTTTATATAATTAATTTTTAAAATAAAAAGGCAAAAACAATGGCAAATTTAGAAGATGAATTTAGTATTTTTGGTTTAAGTGTTGAAGACTTAGACACAGGTGATGATAAACAGACAACATCTGATTTATATAAACCTTCCCCTGATAATGGTAAGAATGGAGTTTATGAATCTCTTATTCGTTTTCTACCTAATGTAAAAAATCCACGCAAACCTTATATTCGTAAATACGTTTATTGGTTGGAAGATTCAGAAGGTAAGGGTTTTTATGTAGATTCTCCATCTACAGTAGGTGATAAATGTCCGGTACAAGATATGTTCTTTAAGTTGAGAAATTCTGAGTCAGCAATTGACAAAAAGAATTCAGAACAATTAAAAAGAAAGGAAGTTTATTATGCACTTATTCAAGTTGTAGATGATGCAAATTCTACTGATGACGTTGGGAAAGTTAAAGTTTGGAGATTTGGTTATAAAATCAAACAAAAAATTGACGATGAATTAAATCCAAAGTACGATGAACCAACTCAAGTATTTGATGTATTTGAAGGTAAAAACTTTGAATTAAACATCTCCAAATTAGGTGGATTCCCAAACTACGATTCTTGCAAATTCCAAAGCAAAATAAAACCAATGAAAATTGGTGGTGAAGATGTAACTGATTCTGCTGAAGGTCGTAAAGCAATTTTAGAATATTTGGGTGCTGCACCCGATTTGTCTAATTTTGATTACAAACCATGGGATGAAGATACTAGAAAACGCGTAGAAGGTGTTTTATCAAAATTTACTTCACCAGGTAGTGCTGTAAAGAAAGTAACAAATACTGAATCTACAAAAGCTAAAGCAACAAAACCTGCAGACGAAACAGCAAAAACTGTTAATGTTGAAAGTGATGAAGATGCTGGTGATTTAGATGATTTTATAAATGGGTTAGACCTATAATAAATGAATTTAATTTCCCATGAATTAAAAACCCGAATTATTGATAAGATAGTTCGGGTTCTTCATAAGAACCATTCCCATCCAGAAAAAACAAAAACATTAGATAGCAAAAGTAGATTAAATTTTGCATGTCCATATTGCGGTGATTCATCAGATAACAATAGAAAGAAAAGAGGAAACTTATATTGGAATGATTTATTCTTTCACTGTTACAATTGTTCAGCACACACATCACTTGATGCATTCTTAACTGATTTTGAACATAATTTTGAGGGAGGCGATAGAGTAAATGTAATTAATTTCATAAATGAAAATCGGAAATTAATTAATGCTGGTGAAACTTTAGATTTTTATCTTTTTGATAAAATAAATGAAATGGCATTAACATTTGATGAACTTTCGTTAGGATTTAATATATACCCACTCAATCAACATACATACCGAGCATTCCCATATCTTAGGAGTAGAATGCTGCATAATAAACTTGAGAGATTTGCATATGACCCAAGACGTAAAGATTTATATATTTTTAATTTAAATATAGATAAAAAAATTGTAGGATTTCAAGTTAGAAATCTTGAAGGTATTGGTCCAAAATATACTACATGGAATATTGAAAGAATTTATAATAAGTTAGGATTGGATCTTGACGTTCAGGGTAACGATTTAGATTCTTTAAATAAAATATCAATGTTATTTGGTATTTTACAGGTTAATTTTTCATCAAGATTAACAATTTTTGAAGGTCCCATGGATGCAATGTTTATGAGTAATTCATTGGGTTTAACTGGAGTTAAAAAACAAATAGTACAATTTGATGAATTACCAAACGTTCGTTATTTTTTTGATAATGATAAGGAAGGTAAACTGAAAATGATTGAAAAATTAAAAATGCATCAAAGTGTATTTATGTGGAGTAAATTTTGTAAAGATTTCAATATCCCATATTATGGTAAAAAATTAGTTAAAGATTTAAATGACCTAGTAATATTTGAATACATTAATAAAACTGGGTGTTTATCTGAACTTGATAAATATTTTACAAACAATCCATTAGACATCATTTATATATGATAGATAAAATAATTTTACATGTGAGTGATGAAACTTCAGAATTTTACGATGATTTAAATATTGAACAAACTAGACTTAAATTATTTGTTAACTTTAATTCAGACATAAAACACATTGATTCTGTAGAAACACCAAATATAACAATAGGTGAACCTAAAGAAAAATTTAAACCAATTGTTAAACAATATCAAAAAATTGATAGCTCAAAAAGTATTTTTTAATGGCATTTGATGATACACAAATTAAAGAAGCAAATATAGAACTAGAAAAAAAAATGACTAGTGATAGAGAATCTTGGCAAGATAAAATTAATAAAGTTGTCATGATGATTAAATATGTATCTGAACTTGCTGAATGTCAAGTGTTGATGCTTTCTTATAGGCAACAGTTATTGGAAAAAATTGCTGATTTTAAATCAATAATTTATAAGAGAAATTCAACGTGGGATAAATATTATAAAATACATTATCGTGATTATACTATTAATTATGATATTAAATTAACAAATAGTGAAAAAAATCAATTTATTAAAGGTGATTTATCAGCACTAAAACACCAAATTGATATGCTACAATCGCATGTTGATTATTACCAAGAATGTATTAAGACATTAGATAATATGGCATTTGCAATTAGAAATCGCATACGATTAGACGACGAACAGATATGAAGTTAACGCTAGACAATAACAAAAAATTTTTGATAATTGATTCTTGTACTGAATTAGAATATGAGCAATTAAAAATATCATTGACAAAACGAATTGATGGGTGGAGATTTCACCCATTGGTAAAGAAAGGAGTGTGGGATGGTAAAATTTCTCATATTAAAGGCAACAAAATTCCTGCTGGTCTATGGAAAGAAGTAATTGATATTTGTAAAGAGTATGATTTTACATACTCTTTGAATAACATAACTGAACTTTTTGATACTGAAATTACTGAGGAAGAATTCGCATCTTGGGTAAATGATTTTTTTCAATATAGTAAAATAAAACCAAGAGATTACCAAATCGATGCAGCATTTAAGATTATTAAATATAGAAGGTGTATGGCTGAACTTGCAACATCAGCAGGTAAAACACTTATATCATTTATGGTTGTTGCTTATATTACTGATGTTCTAAAGAAGAACAAAGTTTTAATGATTGTACCGAATGTAAGTTTAGTAATTCAAGCGACTGGTGATTTTGAAGAATATAATAAACAAAAAGTTGAACTCAAAATCCAACAAATTTATGCAGGCGTAAAACTAAAGAAAAGTTCAAATGTTGTTATTGGTACATATCAATCATTAGTAAAAAGTGATGCTGAATACTTTAAACAATTTGATGCTGTATTTATTGATGAGACTCATAAAGCAAACGCAAAGTCAATTCAAACAATTATGGATCATTGTTGGCATTGTGACTATCGTTTTGGTTTGAGTGGTACAATACCAAAAAAAGGTACACTTGAAAGATTATCTCTGATGTCTGCATTAGGTCCACTTGTAGTACAAGTTAAAGCTAGTGAATTATTAGAAGAAGGTTATATTACCCCATGTAAAGTTTTACAATTACACATGGATTACGCAACAGTTGAACAAAAAAAGGCATTCGCTGAATTATATAGCAATCCTTTTGATAGACAAAAACTATTTACACTTGAACAAAATTTTATAAATAACAACGAAGAACGACTTAATTTTGTTGCACAGGTAATTAAAAAATCAACAAATAATTCTTTGGTGTTATTTCATAAAATTGATTATGGAGAGAAACTTTACAAAAAACTCAAACAAATAACAAATAAGAAGGTATATTATGTTGATGGTTCTGTTAGTACCGCATTAAGAGAAGAATTTAAATCTAGAATGGAAAAAAATAATGACGTAATAGTTGTTGCATCATACGGTACATTCTCTACAGGTATTTCAATTAATAATATTCATAATATATTTTTTACTGAATCATTTAAATCAGAAATAATAATAAGACAATCAATTGGTAGAGGTTTACGGAAATTACTTGATAAGGCATTAGTAAAGATTTTTGATTTTGTTGATGATTTAAGATACAAAAACCCTGATGAAAATTTAGATTGGTCAAATTACATATATAACCATGGGACTTCTCGTAGAAAAATATATAAAGAAGAAAAATTCCCATGCGAAATTCATCAATTTAAATTTTAAATTTTTTACATAATATATAATTAAAATAACAAACAACAAAAAATGAAAACAATGAAATTTATTGCAATTTTTATTTTATTTTTATTAGTGTCATGTTCATCTAATGAATCTAATAAATTTACAGAATTAAGTATTAATAATATTGATGCAAATGCCATTACAAGGGGTGGTGTATTATACGACAGAGTATCACTTGTTTCAGATGAAAGTAACGACGAAGCAGATATTTTAAATATTGCCGAGGCATTATTCTCAACTGAGAAAGAAACACAATTATTAGATGTTAAATTTACAGCTGCAGTTGATTCTGTAACGAATGGTATGTTCCTTTTTGGAATTGAAACTGAAAATGATAAAAATTTATCATTTGAAATTTATGATGAAGAAGGGTATGATTTAGTTGGTCGTAATGGTTTTGTAATTTACACAGGTCAAAATTATAAAGCATTAAATCTTAACACGTTAGAATCGGGTTCATATGTATTCAGACTTAGAGATGATAAAGGTGCTGAATTAAATCACACAATTACAGTAAAAAATAATTAAAACATAAATGAAAAAATTAAGAAATTTTTCAGATTTAAAACAGACTCACAATGAACACGAATCTTATATTGATTCATTATCCGAAGGTGTAGTTGAAGAACTTGTTAAAAAATTAGGTTTTAAAGATATATCTGAATTAAAGAAACGAAAATCATTATTAGGTCAAATTGAATCTATTGTTAAAGAAATAGGTAAAAGAGATATTAATATAACTGAGGAAGATACTATTGATGAAATTGAAAAAGAAATTCAGAGTCTTGATAAAGATTCTGAATTAAAAAAAGAAACTAAAGTGAGTGATAAAAAACATACAAGAAAAATTTTAAAATTTGAAGAATTTGTTAATGAAAACTTAACGAGTGGTGAATTTGTAACAGTTTTAGAGTCGAGAACACGACTAACTAATGAAGAAATATTAGCAAAATATTCAGACATTAGTTTAGATGAAGGTATTAACCCTTTATTACGTCAAAGTAAATTATCATCTATTGAATATCAAAAGGCTAAAAAATTAAAAGATTTTAATCCAGATGATTATGAATGGGATGGTGAACAAAGTTTACATATTAAAAAATCATTAAAGGAAGCTAAGTCTGGAAATAAAGAAGAATATCAAGCTTTCTTTAAAGAGAAATTGAAAAAATTTGATGTAGAATCACCTGCAGATTTATCAGAAGAAGATAAAAAGAAATTCTTTAATGAAATTGAAAAAGAATGGAAAGGTACAAATGAAGCACTGAAAGAAAGTTTAAAACTATCTGATTTAAAGGTAGGTGAAACTTATAAAGTATACTTAAACGGTTGGGAAGTTTTGGAATATGTAGGAATGGACAATAACAATGATCATGTGTTTAAACCAGTTTTTAATGTTAAATTTGCACCTAGTAGTGAAACTATACTCACTCACAAACAGTTAATTAATTTAATGAAAGATGGTAGTATAACTGAATCATTAAATGAAAGTGTATATCCATATCAAATTGATGATACTAGAGGTAAAAAATTATATGATAAATATGACATTGCACTAAGTGATAAAAAATGGAATGATAATAATAATACTGGTAGCGATGGTTATGAAGATATATTCCCTCTTGACGCATTTTTAAAGAAAACAAAAATGACATTAAAAGAATTAAAGGAATTAGAATCATATACAGATGAGAGCTGGGGTTATTATATTGATGAAGATGAAAATTTATTAAAAATTTTTTATAGCTAAAAACTTTCAAATCTCTCATGAATGTATTATAATTTTATTGTAACAAATTATAAACAATAATAAAACGGAAACAAACATGAGAGATTTAACAGCGATGGTACTATCAATAGGTGTTGTAAATATTCCAACTGGAAAAACACAATATGATTGGTCAATATATGATACTGATGAGGCTGGTGTATTTTTAACATCTTGCGGAAAATTGATGTATTGTAATGATGATACATTTCAAATTGGTGATAAAGTTACATTACGTGGAAATGATACTTTGCGCAAATGTGGAAATGTAACAATTGTTGATTATTCACCTGCAGTTAAAGAACATGTTTTAGAAATGTTAAAGAAAAATAATTTTGATTATTACCCAATTAAAGCATTTCGTGCTAGAGCAAAAAATAATCGCAAGTTAACAACAAGTTTTTCTGTAAAGGGAACTATGTTTACTAAAGATTATAAATAAAAAAATAAAACAACTTGAAATATATTAAATTATTTGAACAATGGCTGACTCAAAAGAGTCAGCTTTTGTCAGAAAACAAAAACTATGATGTCTTGTTAGAGGGTGGCGCTTACGGACATCTCCAACACCCATTTGATGATTTTGGTTTGACTATGTCTGATATTCTAGAAATGATTGAATCTACGGTTCATGGTAATTTTGGTATGGAGAATTTTCTAATGGAAAAAACTGATGGTCAACAATTATCAATTTCTTGGAAGAATGGTAAATTAATTGCTGCTAGGAATAAATCACATCTTAAGAACTTTGGTGAAAATGCATTAGATGCAGAAGGTATCAAGAATCTTTTTCTAGGAAGAGGCGATATTGAAACGGTTTATAATGCAGCTATGAAAGATTTAACTTTATCAATTGGTGCATTATCAGATAAAGATAAAGAACGAATTTTTGCAAATGGTGAAAAGTTTGCATCTTTAGAAGTCATTACTCCGGTGACTCAGAATACTGTCCCTTATGGTTTAAATATGTTAGTTTTTCATGGTGTTGTTGAATATGACCAAGCAGGAAATCCTATAAATGATGATAAACAAGCTGGTAGAGAAATAGGAAATCTTATAAAACAAGTTAACGCAGATATGCAAGAAATGTTTTTTGTTAGGGGTCCACAAGATCTTGAAATTAAACCTTTGCCAAATGCTAAACGGAGGGCTACATATTATCTTAAACTATATAATAAAATTATAACTGATAATCATTTATTGCCTACATCAACTGTGGGTGACTATGCATTAAATAGAACTAAAATAATTTTAGAAGAAGAGGCTAAAAAATCTAATATTGTTATCCCACAAGAATACATAATAGGTTTATCAAATCGTTTAGCAGGCATAAGTAAATCATACAGCGTAAGTAATATTAAGAAAGATCTCGAACCACAAGTATCTTCTTGGTATATTGATTTTGAAAATAAAAACATCAAAACAATTAGGCGCAAAATATTTGCTCCACTTGAAAACCTTTTTATTGAACTTGGTACAGAATTAATGAAGAATATGTCTTCATTCTTATCAGCAAACCCAACAAAAGCTGCTGAATCAATGAGAAAGGAAATCGAATCAGTTATAAAGAATATAAAACAAAACGGCGGTCCTGATGAAATTGAAAAACTTGAACATGAATTGAGTAGAATTTCTGCTGCAGGTGGACTTGAATCAATTGTACCAACCGAAGGTATTACATTTGTATTTAAAGGTACTCTATATAAGTACACGGGAATTTTCGCACCCATACATCAAATACGTTCAATGTTAGCGTATAAAAAATAAAAATAGTAAATGATACATATTAAATTATTTGAACAATTTAAAAATTCACGTCTAACCGAAAAAATAAATATTAACGATGTTGCTATTTTTCCAGGAAGATTTCAGCCATTTCATAATGGACATATTGCTGCATTGAAAAAAACTTCAATGACATTTGGTGTTCCAGTAATCCCAATACAAATTTTATCAGTTAGAGATGAATCACCATTCCCCCCTGAGTTGTTAAATAAAATTGGTAAAGCAGTACAAAATGAATTTAGTTCTTGGATGGCAGACTATTTTTTATACCCTCAAGATAGAAAGACAGTTATACCACAAATGGTTCAATTTTTAAGAGATAAAGATTATTACCCAATTGCAATGGGAGCAGGGTCAGATAGAATTAAATCATACGAATCTCAAGTTAAATATTTAAATTCTGATAAATCAGATGTACCAATGAATCAACAATTTAAATTAGAAATGGTTGATGAACGAATTGTTGATGGTCCTTCAGGAACAAAGGTAAGAGAAGCAATACAGAATAATGACTACGAATTATTTAAAACTTTAGTACCAAAATCAGTACATAAATTTTACAATGATCTTAAAAAATATTTATAAATGTTAAACTTTAATGAATTTAAAAAATTATATGAAGGTGGCTCAGCAATAAGTGACTCGAGACCAATGTCACAGGAAGAGACTAAACTTACGTATGAATGGATAGTTAAAAAAATATATCCTATATTTGGTATTATTGATAAAATTGATGCGAAACCAATAGGTTCCTATGGGAAGAAAGCAACGGGTCAAACTTCAGGTGATATTGATATAGCAGTAGCAACAGATGTAATTGCTGGAAATAATCATATATCAGTTAATTCAGTTCTTGATTTTGTTGAAGATAAATTAAAATCTTTGGGTTATGATACATCAAAGGCAAAGGGTTTTAATCAAGTTTCATTTGCTGTTCCAATTAATGGTAACTATGCAAATGGAATTGGGCAGGTTGATTTTATGTTCACTGATAGTTTAAATTGGTCTGAATTCATTTATCATTCTCCAGATTTTAGTAAATTTGAATCTAAATATAAAGGGTTATATAGAAACATATTACTAATGAAAATTATCAGTAATGCAAAACGCAAAACAACAAAAATAACAGATTCCGGTGAGACTGAAGAATATGAATCTTATGTTGTTAGATTAAATCAAGGTGTAGTACAAGTAACGAAATCATTCAAAGGAAAAACAGGTCTAGTAAAAAATGCAAATTTATTAAAAGACCAGGATAAATTTATCACAAACACACCCGAGGAAGTTTCAAACATATTATTTGGACCTAGTGTACAACCGTCTGATATAATGACATTTGAGGATCTTTGGAGACAATTTACCAATCCTAAATTTATTCATAAAGATAAATTCAATCAAATTTTAAAAGAATTTATACAACAAATTAAAATCACAAAGGTACCAATACCAACCGAGATTGAATTTGAATATCCAAATTTTATTAATGAAAATCTAGCAATTAAATCTTTTAATGATTATTTAAATATTAGATAGGTGATAAATAATAAAAATATTTATATAGGAGATGTTGGAATTAAACACATTAATACAAACTTTAGGACCTGCGGGTTTAGCATTTTTCATTATGTGGTTATGGTTGAAGAGTGTTGAAAAGGATAAAGATAAAGCACAAGCTGCTCTTGAGGCTTCAAACAATGCACGTTTAACTGAATTGAAAGAAATGCTACCGTTATTGTCTGATACTTCAAAAGGGCTACAAGAGGTTTTAAAATTAACTACAGAAAACACAAATATAATGGTTGAAGACATTGTAGAACATATAGACAAAAAAATAAGTGAACTTGAAATAATATGCAAAACAAAGACTTAAAAACAATTATTGCTAAACTTCGATTAAAAGAATTGGAAGTAATAGAGAAAATATCAACACCAGGTGATGATTTAATTATTCGTGCAATTACAGACCCACAGACACAATCATTCATTGCAGTAAATGGTGATTGGGAAAAAGTGTCAGGCTATACTTCAGCTGAATGTATTGGTGAAAATTGGCTTTCGTTTACCTGTCCTAGTGAAAGGGAAGTAATGACAAATAGAAGAAGTAATGAAATAAATACTGATTCTGATGAAAGCTTTGATGAATTTGAATTTAATTTAATTAGTAAAGATGGTCAAAAAATATTTAGCAAATGGAAATCTAAATACTATAAAGATATTAATGCAACAGTTTCAATTGGGAGAATAAATAAAAATATATTAAAGAAATGATAAAATAAATTATGCAAGAACTATCAAACATATACAGTGAAGTTGGACAAAAAATAATTGATGATCTTTTAAATGATTATGTAACTGTCACCGAAAAAATATCTGGGTCTTCTTTTTCATTTGAACAAAAAAATAATCAATTAAATTTTTATAAAGGGTCATATAACAGACCTATTAATTTGATTGATAGAACTCTTATGATGTATTATGAAAAACCAATAGTTCACATAAAACAAATATCAGAAAATCTTAATATACCTAATAATTTTAAGTTTTGCTTTCAATATTTTATTAATAATACACCAAGTATTATTAATTATGATAATTTACCAGAAAATGGATTAGTTTTAACTCATATAATTGATTCAAATAATAAAAACATAAATATCATTGACGAATCCGATGTAATAAAAATATGGGCCAGGAGATTGCAAGTTTCACCAATGTTACCAATTTTTAAAGGACTATTGTCAGATTCCCAAAAAAAGAAAATTAAAAATTTCATAACAACACCTAAAGAAGATCACTATGAAATTTTTAAAACATCCTCATTTGCAGAATTTATTGTTGGTATATTAAACCCAACTCAAACCTCTACATTATTACAAAATGATTTAACAAAACCAATAGAATCAATCATCTTTAAATTCAAAAAAAGAAATGAAACTATTTCTGCTAAATTAATTGACCCTTATACTGCAAATTTGATGAAGAATAAGGAACCAATATATTTAAAACAAGTTCCTGCAGATATAAATGAAATTTTGTTATTAGATATTTTGGGTTTTATTACTAGTCGAGGTCTCTTGATAAATAATTTAACAACAACAACAACAGATGAACGTTATATAGAACTAATTTCAAATATATTTAACGATTATATTAATATTAAAGGTAACGATATAAAAAATATTAATATTGAAAAATATTCATTTGCAGATGGACCAGAATTTGATTTAAATTTGGATTTTATTAAAAATAAAAAAACAAACGAATATTTATCTAAATCTGAAATATATAAAGATTTATTTAAAATAATATTAGGTTCTCTTCGCAAAAAACGAAATTTAAATAAAGCATCAAGTATAATGACACAATCAAATGTCAATGATTTTAATGATTTGGTTGAACTTATACGAAATGAAACATCAAAGGAAATTGATACTTCATTTAAAACATTTAAGGATTACCTATCAATAAAAACCGAGAGTGTTAATTACGAAAATGTGGAGGATTTGATAATAGAAGAAAAAATTCTAAAATTAAATGAATTCATAAATATAGGTAAAATTAATTTATAAAAATAAAATTTACATGAAATACTTTAACACATTCGCTAATTTTAAATCTCTATTAGAACAAACTAGTGATGATACTATAAATGAAGCATATGCAATATTCCCACAATCCTTAGAAGACATTGACGCTTTAAATTTTTATAATGAAAAAGAAAAAGAAAATTTAAAAAATCTATGGACTGAAGTGACTTCGGTTTCGGGTGGTATGTTAAATCCATTAGCAATATCCGATAAATCGAATGAAAAGAAAAATATTAAAGTATTCAGACAACTTGCAACGAAATTAAATTTAAAGGATTTGACTAGAAAATTTAAATTTAATGTAACTGCAGGTAATGGTTCAAGGGGTAATCGTGGTATAAAATCTGCTGGATTTTCATTTGAAAATAATTTTGCCAAAGATGTTGAAATGTATATTGAAGAAGGACCAACTTCTTTAAATTTTTCATATCCAGATATTATGAAAAAACTTCACCCATATTTAGAAAATGCATCTGAAATATTAGTATCAATTGATGGTGGTAAAAATACACCTAGACCTCTTATTTATGATGGTAAAGATTTTGTTGTTGGTGGACCAAATCTTGAAATTGGACAAGATGTAACTGATGTAACATTAAGTATTGACGGGAAACCTTTATATGTTTCAAATAAATTTGGTCCAACTGTTACATTTTTCAATACTGGCATTAAAAAAATATTTACAGACAGTCAATTTGAAAATCGTAAAATTACTGACCCCCAGGCAAAACGTTTATTGGAAATATTTGGTATTGATGAATCTAGGTTTCTTGTAACATTTAATGAATATGACCCTGAATCAAATAGTAGAGCACCAAAGGACCGTGTTGACACTACAAAAATTGCAGATATAAAAGCAATTGAAAAATTAATAAGAACTGGGGTTGGTGTTGGTTATTTTATGGCTCATACTGGAATCCCAGGTATGCCAGATAAATTTTATGAAGTTAATCATAGTGTACTTGACTCTCTAACAAAAATACAAAGTGTTACTGTTGAATACCCGAAGGTTGGTAGTGCAAAACGGATTGATGTTAAAGTAGAAACACCAAATATGCAATTTAATTTTAATATTAGAAATAAACAAGGTGGTTTATACCCTTCTCATTTGATGTCAGATTATAAATATAAAAAATAAATATGAAATATATAAAAACTTTTAATGAATTAATTACTGAGAAAAAACTTGCGGTAGTTAATATATCAACAGCAGCAAGAGTACGAAATGCAATATTTGATGCAATGTCAGATGGTATTTTATCAGAAGAAGAACTTAATAACATTTTAGGAGAAATCAAAGCTCACAAATCTTGGGTAAAAAGAAATATTAAATTATTTAATATAACTGAAGATGGTGAAGGTAATAAGCAATATTCATTATCAAGATATGGTAAAAAGATACAAAATGTAATTATAAAAAATGGAACTATAAATGAATCTTTATATGTACCACATAAAAATCAAGGTGTGAAAGATGTTAATATTTTTATTGGTAGATTTCAACCATTTACATTAAATCATATAAAGATTTTTGAACAATTACACAAAAAGAATAAGTTACCTGTAGTTGTTTTATTGTTAAATAGTTCAACGCAAGATATAAATTCCAGACCATTTGAAGAAGCAACACAGCAATTAATGTTTGGTAAACTAATGGGACAATATTCATTTTTGGAATCTATGTTTATGATTAATGATAGTTCAATTGATACTATTTTCGCAACACTACGACCTACATATGAACCTATTATTTGGGGATTTACCTCAGATAAAACAAAACGATACAATTCAATGATAAATGATGAGTCATATCGTTTAGAACTTGATGTCAATGATAACTTTGAAGGATTTGAATTGGACGATATTGTTGATACTTCAATTAAAGTTAGGACTGCTTTAATAATTGATGACGAGGAATCATTCAAATTACTTGTACCTGAAAGTTTACATACAATGTACTTAACATTACAAGACGAATTAGCTGAACTTTCTGAAAATGCTAATTTAAATCCTAATATGAATGTTAATAATATGGGTCCAGTAACATTTCCTAGCAACCCTGAGTCAATGAATAATTTTTATAACCAAAACATCGGTAGTGGCGATTATCCATTTGATGATGAAGAAGATGATGAAGATGAAGTCAAAAATTAAAACATTTAATGAATTTATTAAATAAATCATAAAACAAAATAAAAATTTGCAATATAAAAACAAAATCATTCTTAACAGATAAATTTAAAATAATGGCAAATCAAGACAACAAATGTAAAGACCTCGCGGTTGACAATGTATATAAGGAATTAGGCTATGATACTGGGTCTAATTCCTTAGCAGACTTATTTAATCTGCAAGCAAAAACACAAAAAATGTATCAGGATAAACAAGGTAAGAAAAATTTTAAAGATTATACTATAGGTGATCTCGTTGATTTTACTATGATAAATAATCATGCAATTATAGATGAACTACACGAAATGGTTGATGCAATGGGTGGTATTGATGATGGTGTAGGTAATGCCGCATGGAAACCTTGGAAGGAAAAGAATAAAGAAGCTAGAAATTTAAAATTATCTGATTTATCTGCGAGTGATTTAAAGGAATTGAAAATGGAATGGATTGATGTGATGCATTTTGTATTTAATTCAGGTTTGGCTATTGGAGTTACTCCAGAAGAATTTTATAATCTTTATATTTCAAAAAATAAAGCCAATTGGTCGAGACAAGAAAATAACTATTAGACTAAAATCAACATATTTTTAATTTTTAAAACGAATTTAATGCTTTTAGATATATCACAAGAAGGGAGAGATTTAACAGTTTCATATTTTGACACTGATGGTAAAACACAATTTAAATTATTTGAACTTACATCAGATGAAATGTTTAATTGGAATGTATGTGAAGTGAATGATAAGAAGGCTGATACTATTATGAAGAATTGGGATGGTAGACCAGTTAAAAAGGTTGCATCAAAATATCTTAATAAATATAGAGTTATTGAATATATTGATAAGTTACCACAATTTCACAAAGATACAATATTTGGATACACATTTCCCCGTACATATTTTGTGGATATTGAAGTTGAAGTTACTGATGAATTTCCAGAACCTAGTAGAGCAGATAATCAAATTACAGCAATATGTATAGTTACACCAAATCGTCAATGTATTGTTCTAGCAACTAAGGAACTTGATAGAGAATCACAATTAGTAATCCAAAAAAATATTGATGAACATTTTAAACATATAAATGATAAATTTACGTTTATATATAAAAAGTTTGAAACTGAATATGATTTACTTTATACATTTTTAGTTGAATTTGTTAAGAAATTTCCAATGATGACTGGTTGGAATTTTATAAAATTTGATTGGCAATATATTGTTAATCGTGCAAAAAAACTAGGTATAGATATTAATATATCTTCTCCAACAGGAAAGACATTTGGTAAACATAAATTCCCTGAACATGTAGGTGTAATGGATTATCTTGATATTTATTCAAAGTGGGATAGAACTATTGATATAAAAGAAAATTTTAAATTAGATACTGTTGGTGAAGCAGTATTAGGCATTAAAAAAGTTAAATACGAAGGTACATTACAAGATTTATTTGAAAGAAATTATTCTAAATATATTTTTTATAATGTAATTGATACTGCTCTTGTTTATTTGATTCATCAAAAAATCAAAACAATGGACATTGCCCTTACAATTGCTCATATGAGTCAAATAAGTGTATTTAAAGCAGGTTCACCAGTTGCAATTACCGAAGCATTACTTGCAAAAGAATTTTTAAGTAGAGATTTAGTGATGGCAGTTGACCCAAAAGCAAAAGCATCCAAACGCGAACAATTTGAAGGCGCTTTTGTTAAAGAACCGATTTTAGGTATGCACAATGCAGTCGTTGCATTTGACTTTGCTTCGCTATACCCATCAATAATGAGACAAATGAATGTGTCACCAGAATCATTTATGAAAAAGGTAAAACCTGAACATCGTAAAAAGGAAATTAGTTCAGACACAATTGTTGCAGTGACGGGGGCAGTTTATAGTACAAAAAATTCAATATTAAAATCTATATTAACAACACTATATTCCCAACGTAAAGAATATAAAAAGAAATCATTTGAATATCAACAACGTGCATATGATTTAGAACAAAAAATAAAAAATTCATGAGTAAATTATTTGAAGAGAGAATAGCATACAAGCCATTTGAATATCCTGAATATGATTTAGATGGTTGGATGCCACAAAGTCAAGCACATTGGTTACATACAGAAATACCAATGCAGGGTGATATTAAAGATTGGAAAGAAAATTTACAAGAACATGAAAAAAATTTAGTTGGGAATATTTTATTAGGTTTTGCTCAAACTGAATGTGCTGTTTCTGATTATTGGACAACAATGGTGACAAAATGGTTTCCAAAACATGAAATTAAAGAAATGGCAATTTCATTTGGGTATTTTGAAACAATTCATGCTAGAGCTTATTCTTACTTGAATGAAACATTAGGTCTAGAGGATTTTGAGGGTTTTTTACATGAACCTTCAATGTCAGAACGATTTGAATTTTTGATGAAGACAAAGGCTGATTATAATCATATCATTTTATCAAATGATAACAATGCAAGAAAGGATGTTGCAAAAAGTTTAGCAATATTTTCAGCGTTTGCAGAAGGTGTAAGTTTATATAGTTCATTTGCTGTTTTATATTCATTTCAACTTAGAAATTTATTAAAGGGTATAGGTCAACAAATGAAATGGTCAGTTAGAGATGAATCTTTACATTCTAAAATGGGTTGTCAATTGTTTAGACATTTGTGTGAAGAATATCCTGATATATTGGATGAATGTAAAGATTCAATATATGAAGCTGCGAATGTAATGGTTGAAATGGAGCATAAGTATATTGATAAAATTTTTGAAATGGGAGATTTGCAAAATCTATCAGCAAAAGATCTTAAAAATTTTATTTATAGAAGAGCTAATGAAAAACTAATTGAATTGAATTTAAAACCAATATTTGTATATGATATTAAATCTGCGGATAACTTAAACTGGTTTTACCATCTATCAGGTGGTGTTATGCACACAGATTTCTTTGCGATTAGACCTACTGATTATGCAAAAGCAGGTGAAAATGACGACTGGGATGATATTTGGGAAACTGAAAATAAATAAATATGAAAATGGATATAGATAGATTAGCAGAAGAATTGGGTTGGGTTTGTGGTGTAGATTACCCTGAATGGGGTCATACTGATGTATATT